GCCTCCATGCAGAACGCAGGGAACGTTATCTGGCGTCCTGTTCAGCAACACGCGCCTGTTATCGCAGGTTGGGACATGACCGGCCTTGAGGGTGACGTCATTGAAGAGACGTATCCTGCTGTTCTCGGTACTCCTTCCAACGATTTTGTTAAACTTCGTGCAGACGATATGCGCGACATGCGTTTCTGGGAACGTCGGGCTGAAGAGTCTGGCCGGCAACAGTCAACCGAGCTGAACAAACTGCTGGCATCTGCTATCGGCGTTCAAGGTTCTCTGTTCTACCGTTCAAACGCAACCTCCGGTTATGACTTTATAGGTGAAGGTCAAGCGCTGATGAACGAGCGTCAACTGAAAGACACGGGCCGTTGCTTCATGCTGAACGACCGTGACAATCTGACGTTTGCTTCTGACCTCGCAAGTCGTGAAACTCTGCAAGGCCGTCCCGCTGATACATGGTCGAAAGGTCAGATCGGCCAGAACGTTGCAGGATTTGACGTTTATACCGGCTCTTTCCTGCCGAACATCGCTGGTGGTGCAAGCCCTGCCGCTACCGTAACAGGTGCGCAGACCTTCGCTCCTACCGCTGGTTCTGTCAACACGACTACCGGCGCAGTGACTAACGTTGACTGGCGTACTGCTGACATCCCTGTCAGTGACTCTTCGGACTACAACGTCGGCGACAAAGTGACCATCGGTGCGGTTCAGTCTGTTGGTTTGGCTGACAAGCAGGCCACTGGTCAGTTGATGACCTTCACCGTCATCGCAAAGCCGGACGGGACGACCCTCACGATCTACCCGAAACCGATTGCAGCGGTTGACCCTGCATTGTCCGCGTCTGAGCTGGCTTATGCCAATACTGACGTTGTTATCCCTAACGCGGCTGTTGTTGCTCGTCTGAACACTGACGCAACTGCCAAGACGAACCTGTTTTGGGACAAGGGCGCTGTAGAGGTTCTTGGTGGAACGATTCCTGCCCATTTGTTCAAAGACTACGCAGGTTTCAAAGTTGTTTCTACTACCATGTCGAACGGCCTGGAAATGTACGTCATGTATGATGGCGACATTGCGACAGCCTCTTTCCGCTACCGTTTGTTCTGCTGGTACGGTATCACCGTCTGGAACCCGCAAAACTGCGGCGTTGCAGTCTCTTACTAACCTGTAAAGGGGAGGGGGCAACCTCTCCCCATACTTTAAGGAAATATCATGTCAACTATCCTGTTTAAAGATGGGAAACAGTCAAAGTTTGAAGCGAACAGAGTTAAAGGTGCCTTGGAAGCTGGTTGGTCTGTTGATCCTGCTGAGAAGGCGAAGGCCGTTAAAACCGTTAAGGCTGCGTTTGCTGCCAAGCCTGCAGAAGACGACGAGGCTGTGCGTGAGTTAGCAAAAGAGGCCGGAATCGGAAACTACTGGAACAAAACAATTAGTAATCTGAAAGAAGAACTAGGGGTTTAAGTTATGGCAGGAACGAAGTCAGACCTGATTAACGAAGCGTATTCTCGCATGAGAGTGTCGGGTCTGACCCGTGTTCCAGACGGAGAGGATATTCGGACCGCTCTCAGACGGCTTGAGAACATGGCCGCTATCTGGGGGGAAACGTATTGTACCGGATACAACTTTGAAGACACACCTGACCCTGGGTCACTACATAACCTCAAAAGAAAGTATTGGAGTGCTTACGAGTCAAATCTGGCGCTCCTGTTGCTATCTGATTTCGGCAAGCAACCTGCACCAAGCCTTGTAACAGAAGCACAAGGCACGTTTGCCATGCTTGCATCCTTTGCGTCAAACACGACACAGATATTACCCCCTAGCAGAATGCCGATCGGTTCAGGCAACGAACTTAGATACGGCGGATCACAGAGGTTCTACCGCAACGTTCAATCTGCACCGAACGACTGCGAAACAATTCAAATGATCCAAGATGACGTCAACATTTTTACAGAACACTTTGACGCCTACCTTGGAATTGCTGAGACTATCTCGTCTTACACTATCGCATCCAGCGCACCGTCTAATCTGGTAGTGAGTGCCGATAGCCTCACGTCTCCAGACATTACCTACACTGTGACGGCTCCAACGGTTGGAACGTTCTACATCAGAATCAACGCAACGACATCTCTCGGACGTGTGACCTCTCGTAAAATCAACTTTATCGTTACGGAGTTGTAATGCCTCAAACTCTCATCAATCTTATAAAGGGCGACAAGGTAAGTGAACACACAGACTATCGTGATGCCTTGCCGGTCAATATGTTTGCTGTGACAAAGCCTATCCTTGGTGCTAACGGGTATATGCTTTGCTATCCAGGTCTTACCTCTATTGCTACGCCTCCAGGCACAGACAGGGGTGCTGTTTACAATGATCGTTTTGGCGTCCATTTCAGGGTGTCTGGGAATAAACTGATTATGGTTACCGGTGGGGTTGTTACTGAAATTGGTACAATCTCAGGCACAGGGCAAGTCTCAATGCCGTACAGCTTTAACACTCAAGCTGTGATTGCTGGTGGGAATATGTACCTGTACGACACGACATTAGGATTCAGGCAAGTCACAGATGCAGACCTTGGCAATCCGATTGATGGCGTATGGGTAGACGGTTACTATTTCATGACTGACGGAGAGTACATCTTTCACACAGACATCGCCGACGAATCAAGTATTGACCCTCTCAAGTTTGCAACGGCTGAGTTTATGCCTGACAAGTCTCTGGGCGTTGCCAAGACACAGGACAACAAAGTCATTGTCTTTGGCCGTAACACGATAGAATACTTTGTCAATGCTGCGACAGATGATTTCGCTTTCAGCCGTGTCGCAACAAGGGCGCAAAAGATCGGTATTGTCGCAACTCATGCAAAAGTAGAGGTTGGCGGATTATTCTATTTTGTCGGTAGTCGTAAAGACGAATCTCTCGGTGTTCATGTCCTTGGTGTTGGGAGTTCAACAAAGATTTCAAGCAGAGAGATTGACAAGGTTCTCGCACAGTATACTGAGTCAGAGCTAGCAGACATTCGGATGGAAACAAGGATGCAGGATGGAGTGACTTTTGTTCTTATCCACCTACCTAACGAGTGCTTATGTTTTAACGTCGAAGTGGCTTCGGAGTTTGGTGTCGATACCGCATGGTGTCTGTTGCAGTCTGGGAAGAGTGGGCAAGCATACAGAGGTATTAACGGCGTCTATGACTCAAACATTGGTAAATGGGTTGCCGGTGATAAATACGCTCACAATCTAGGAATCATTGACAACACCGTCTTTACTCAGTACGGACTTGCTCAAGAGTGGTACTTGTTCACGCCTTTTGTTGACCTTGAAACCATGTCTGTCGATGAAATGCAGATCGAGACAATACCCGGTAATAATGTTACTGATGACGCTAAAGTGGGTATGTCGATTACAACGGATGGGCAGAACTATGGGTCTGAATGGTGGGAGATGTATGGTGAACCGCTAGATTATAACCACAGGTTTACGCTTTACCGTCTCGGATATATCAACCAGTGGGTAGGATTCCGTCTCAGGGGCTATACAACGTCCCGTATGGCGTTTGCAGGGATGAAACTAACTTATGGCTAGTACTCCCGAAATACCTTTAGGTCTAAGGGGTCTTGTGCTTTCAGCGACAGAGTTGAAAGTTATGAACCCTGGCTGGACTGACGCAATGATAGAAGATTATCTTGCGACTATCGACAACATCAACACAGTTGCCGCGGTAGTAAACCAGAAACAGGACATTCTCAGGACGGTCTCGCTTGTTGATGCAACGTTATCCCCTTACGATATCCCTAATGCAGACCAGACGCTTATCTTTGACACGACAGCGGGCGATATTATTGCTAATCTGCCTTCTGGATTGACAACCTTGCCGGACGGTACGAATAGTGACGGTAGAACGTACCGAATGACGAACGTTGGCACAGGCGGCAACAAAGTAGAGCTTTACCCTGACGGTGCAGAATTACTTTTTGGGGACGCAACAGAGAACATTTACGACGCTGAAACACTGATTTTAACGTATGGCAACCCTGACGGGTGGTGGTAATGAGTAGAATTAGACCTTGGACAAATGGCGATCAAGTTGCGTTAGACGGATCAGGGAACGTCCCTGTTGTCATTGACTCAACAACTCCGGTTAACGTGCTAGGGCCGCTGACAGACGCAGAGTTAAGAGCAAGCGCAGTCAACGTGCTTGGCCCTTTAACTGAT